ACGCGGCTTTCCTGGCTGAAATCACGGCTTTCGTTAACAAGGCGAAAACGAATCAGGAAGCAGTGGTGCGCGCCGTCGGAATCAAAATTCTTAACCAGCTGGTGGTGATGTCTCCAGTGGGCAACCCGGAGTTGTGGGAAGTTAACCAGACAGCCGTTTCCTATAATCGCGCTGTTTACGACCACAACGAGGCGCAGCGCGCCAATCCCGACAACCTGACCAAAACCGGGCGACTGAAGAAAAAAGCCCGGGTGGTGGATGGGATGGATATCAAAGCACCGCCGGGGTATACGGGCGGACGCTTTCGCGGTAACTGGCAGGTGTCCTTTGATGCGCCAACGACTGACGAGACAGGGCGAATAGACAAGACCGGCGACCTGACAAAAGCGGCCGGGAACTACACGCTGTCGCTCTTCAAAGTCGGGATGAAGGCCATTTATTTCTGCAACAACGTGCCCTATGCCTACCCGCTTGAAATGGGGCATTCCACACAGGCTCCGGGCGGCATGGTCCGCATAACTGCAGCTGAGTTTCAACGCTTCTTTGAGGAAGCTGTCAGGGAGGTGACTAAGTGATTCCTGATATTGCATCAGCACTGGCCGCCAGACTGGGTACCTGGGCCGATGCCGAGGGCATTTCGGTTGCATGGGAAAACGTGCCGTTTACACCTCCTGCTAACGAGATGTACCTGGCCGTTCACGATATGCCCGTTACGCCGCGAACAATCGATCTCGGATTGCGCTGCCGGACTTATTCAGGCGTTTACCAGATAAATGTCGTGGCGCCAGCCGGCTCCGGCCGTACCTCCGTCGTTGCCCTGGCTGGCAGAGTAGCGGAATTGTTCCCCGAGGGGCTGGAAATTGCAGGCAAAGACTTTACCTGCTGGATTAGCAGCGCGCCTGGCATATTCCGCGGCGTCCCTACACCTGTGTCCTACTCCGTTCCTGTCAGCCTGAATTATCGGGCAGACATTATCAACTGATTCCCTCCGTGATGTCCCACAAGTGACCGGCCTTGAGCCGGTTTTCCCGTTTCTAAAGGAGTAACCATTATGGGCTTTGCATTGCCTAACGGCGCTCATGTCTATCTGGCATCGGGCTACGGCCCGGCCATTACTTTCACCGGCGCGACGAATGCTGAGCACGCGGTGATCACAGTTAGCGCCGCAGACGATATAGCGGTCGGCGATATCGTTCACGTGAACTGCAACTGGTCGGGTATTGATAACGTTATCGCGAAAATCGACGCGATTGCGGAGAATGCTGTCACTCTTCGCAACATCAATACCACCAACAAAAACAAATACGCGGCGGGCGGTGGTTCCGGCTCCATTCGCAAAATTGAAGAATGGACCGAACTGCCACAAATCACTGAGGTATCGAAATCAGGTGGTGATCAGAACACCACGCAGATTCAGTTCCTCAGCGATGATCGCCAGCGCAACCTGAACACCTATAAATCCGCAGTCTCTCAGGCCTACTCGATCGCTCACGACTCAACTCTCCCGGTATATCCGTTGCTGCGCCAACTGGACGAAGACGAAGAGACTGTGGCGGCGTACATGTACGTGCCGAAGGCGAAAGAAAACCGTTACTGGGCGGCCACGGCATCTTTTGACGACACGCCGACTACTGCGGTTAACGAGGTAGAGACAGTGAGTGTGGTGCTGAACCTGCAGTCACCGGCGATGACGTTCTACAAGGTGATTGACGCTGCCGCCTGACCCGTCAGAGCTTTCAATATCCTATGCCTCCCTTTGCGGAGGCTTTTTTTCGTAAGAGGTATCAATGGCTACCAAATTCACCCTCCAGCCCAAACCAACATTTAAGGCCAACGTCTCGATCCCGCGCGCCGGCGATGAGGATGGCGTGCTCACCTTCACGTTCAATCATAAGCCACTTAAAGAGCTGGCTGATCTGGAAAAACTGGAAGGCAAAACCGCCACTGATTTTCTGATGGAAATCATTTCTGGCTGGGCACTTCCCGATGCTTTCAACGCAGAAAACCTGTCGGTGCTGCTGGAAAACTATCCGGCGGCGATGAAGGCTATCCCTGAAACCTACTATCGCGAACTGATGGGGCAGCGCGAAAAAAACTGATAGCGGTTGCCTCTGCATTCTATACGCCTGAACCCACAGCGGCAGACCTGGCGCCCTATGGGCTTACGCCGGATGACTACGACGATCAATACATCGACGTCTGGCCAGATGTATGGCCTTCATTCCTGGTGTTTCAGGCTGTCAGTACGCAGTGGCGCACGGGCATGGGAGGTGCATCAGGGCTTGATTACAACGTGCTGCCCTGGGTAATGCGCCTGCATCACGTCGAGGACGAGGCAACCGCGCTTTCGGACATCCGAATCATGGAGAGCGCCGCACTAAAAGTTATGCATAAAGAGAGGGCGGAATGAGTAACGACATCGCCACGATTTCCCTGCGCGTAAATACCAGTGAGCTGGAGCGCGGTAACCAGGCACTGGATCGCTTTCAGGAGACCGCGTCCGCCGCGGCAGGTAAAGCGGATGACCTGAACAGCACGTTCCGCACCGGTATCGATAACCAGAAGAAAAACAGCGAAAGCCTGAAGCAGCAGCGTCAGGAACTGCAGAACCTGCTGAATAAGATCAGCCCGGTTAACAAGGCGCTGGATGAACTGGACACTATCCAGGAGAGCCTGGCGAAATTTCGCGGTAAAGGGCTGGTGGGAGACGAGGATTTTACTCGTTACAACAGCGTGCTTGAGACGACGCGGGCAAAACTGGCACAGGTCATGGAGTCTGAAACCGCAGAGGGACGGGCTCGCATTGAACAGGCTCAGGCCGCGCAGCGTACAGCAGCGGCGGGCAAAACCTTTATCGATTCGCTGGAGGAGCAGGTCACAGCAATCGGAAAAACGCGCGCAGAACTGTTAGAGCTAAAAGCTGCCCAGCTCGGCGTATCCGATCGTGCTGCACCAATGATCGCAAAGCTGAAAGAGCAGGAGGAAGCGTGGAAGTCTGGGGCTATCAGCGCGGGACAATACCGCAATGCTATGCGTTATCTCCCGATGCAAATTACCGACATTGTGACCTCACTGGCTTCCAGTATGCCGGTTTATATGGTTGCTATTCAGCAGGGCGGTCAGCTCCGTGACTCGTTTGGCGGTGTAGGCAATGCGCTGAAAGCGATGTTGTCGATGGTGACCCCTGCCCGAGTGGCCATTGGTGGCCTGGCCGGTGCTGTGCTGATTGCGGCCAAAGCGGGATCGGACTACTTCACCGCCTACGACGAAATCAACAAGGCCATTATCAGGACTGGCAACATTGCTGGCACGTCAGCGCTCCAGATCATGGCTTCCTCCCAGTCTATTGCTGCCTCTACTGGCGCTACTGTAGGAACCGTTCAGAGTCTGATGACTGAGCTGGTTGGCATGGGATCGCTGACACAGCAGCAACTTGAAAAAGCAGCTGGCTCCACGGCGCTGGCGGTTCAGACCGGTATAGTCTCGGCGCAGGACATCACCAAAGCCTATAAGGACATCGATAAAGACCCTGTTAAAGCGCTGCAGAGTCTCAACGAACAATATAATTTCCTGACCGTTTCACAACTTAAGCATGTTGACGATCTGATCAAGCAAAAGGACCAGACCGCGGCCGTTACGCAGGCTATGGACCTGTTTGGCGATACGATGGCAAAACGTGGGGAGCAGGCTTACGACTCGCTGACGCCGTTTGGTCGCCTGTGGCTGGATATCAAGGGCTGGGCGTCTGAGGCCATGCAGAGTATCGGTCAATGGGTAGCTGAACTGGCATCAAACACACTGAAGGAATTCAACGCAATTTATTACAGCGTTGCGATCGTTTTCCAGAAGCTGAACCAGATCATTTCATCCTCTATCGCTGCCGCGATTAACCTCCTTCCTGACTGGGCGAAAACAGATACTTTGCAGGGATGGCAGGACTACAACGAACAAATGGCCGGCGCTTATGGCGACAGCGTCTCTCAGCTGAAAAAAGACTGGGATGCGGCTGATATCAGTGCAGGTAAATACTTCGATACGACAAGAAAGATAAGTACCACAACCACCCAGAAGGATCGTGAAGGAGTCGCTTCTTTTGGCAAAAAGACGAAAACAGG